ATCGTGTTCTCCACGAGGTGACGAACCGCCAGCTTGAACCCCTGCACGATGGGATCCATCTTCGTCTGGTCGTTCTCGCCGATCAGAGCGAGCGCGGCGTAAGCAGAGACGCCCTGAGGGTGCGACCCGAGCGAGATCTCCCTCATTCCCAGGGCCTTCTCAAGATCCTGGTAGATGGAGTTCACGTCTTCCTGCATCCACGGCCCCGGCCCGATGCCCTGCATCTGCTGAGGCTTCGGCGCTCCTGCCTTGAACGGCACAATCGCCATCGGCTTGCCCTGAGGCGATTGCTTGAGCGTACCCTCTTCGACGGCCACCCACGGCAGCCCACGGTCGATGATCTCCTGTTGCTGCGACCGGCGCTTGTTGAGCATCCTCTGAGGGCCGATTCCCGGCTCGATCAGGGACTTGCTCCAGAAGCGCGACGGCACACGCCAGAAGTGGAAGTAGCTGATGCCCGAGCGCCACTCCCCGTTAGGGGCCTGGTAGTCGAGCGAGTTGTTCACGTCCAGCACCTTGTTGTTGCAGAGGTGGACGATCTGCCCTTGCGGGTTCTGATCCGAGGGGCGCTGGTAGCATGTGTACAGAAGAGCGTGCCCTTCGAGCTTCCCGCCCGTGCTCATGAATGCCAGATCAGAGTCGGCGATAGGCTGTTCCCGCACGCCGATCAGGTCGATGCTGGAGATGACCTGCTCCTGGATACCCTTCGTCGCCGCAGCGCCGAACTCGGAAGTCAGAGCGTCGATGGTCTTCGGCCTGACCACGATCTCCCAAGGGAAGTCATCTTCGTTGTCGAGGCCCGGAGGAACGATCAGGTTGAACGGCGACAGCGGTTCCCAAACGGTGCGCCCGCGCACGTCCTTGAACTTGAGCGTCGTGCCGTTGTTTACGGCGTCCGACACAGCCTGCACCGCAGCCTGCGGGTCGAGGATCGGGTTGTCGTCCTTGTCGAAGGGGACGTTCTCTGCGATCATCGGCCCCACAGTCGGATCGAACCGGCAGCGCATCGCCACCGTACCGAACGTGAGGAGCTTGGTAAGCATTTTGACGAGGGAGTTGTCCCCGTCCCACTCGTAGTCCCACCCGTACTCCAGGGCGCGGTTAGCCTGTGCGGCGAACTCCTCGCTCTCGATGTCCTCGCGGCGGAAGAGGATCTGAGGCCGGAAATCGTCCGACATCAGCTTGCCCATCGTCGTCCAGATGTACTGAGTCAGGACATCGGCTGTGTAGCGCTCTCTCCCGTCCGGCATCGGAGGGATGACGAGCCTACGCTCACGCGGAGCCCACGCGAGCCACTGCTTACCTGCGGCGAACGCCTGATTGATGTGCCACTGAGGCTCGAAGCGCCTCCGGTCGCGCATCCCGTGTTCGATCCTGGCACGCCACATACCCGCAAGCCCCGCATTGTCGCGCGGGTACTTAGTCGGGTAGAGCGACGCCGAAGTGACCGAGGCATCCGAGTTGTTGTACGAGAGCGTGCTCACTACTCTTCAGTCACCTCTTGTGGCGCGTAGTCGGGTTTCCCATAGACGTAGGGAATCGTGTTCAAGTGAACCTGCGCGAAGTGGTCGCAGATCAACTCGTTGCTGATGCCGATGGTGAACCCGGCCTTCTTAGCGCGGATACAGAAGTTGATATCCTGCCCCACCTTGATCGTGCCCTCGTCCGTGAGCGTCTGCTCGAACGGCCTGACCATATCCGGGTGCTCAAGCACCTCGCGGCGGATCATGATGAGTCCCGTACCGACCGCATCAACCTCGTCGTAGCCCTTCTCCGAGAAGCGGTGCTGAGCAGTAATCCAGTTGCCGTCCTCGTTCCGCGTGAAGCAGTTGAGGATGACAGGCAGGTCGGGGAGCTTCGACATCGGCACAGGAGCGCCTACAACGTCAAACGGCCCCGCCGCCATCACCTCTGCCCACTGCTGGTGCGGAGGGATCACGTCATCGTCGCACATGAAGAGCAGATCCTGTCCGCCACCCCCGAGCTTGTCGTTCAGGAAGTCGTGGACGATCTTGTTCCTCACGGAAGCCACAGAGAGCTTCTCGCGGTAATAGGTCGGCCGCAGGTGCGAGATCTGCGTTGCTGTTTCGTGCCAGATGAATCCGCGCGTAGGCACGGCAAGAACCGCACTAAGCGGTTTACCCTCACTCATGTTCCCTCCTACCAGTCCGATGGGTCTGTCTGAAAGTCTGCGGTGCTCTGCCAACCGTCAGCGGTCTCCAGATCCGGCAGTGGATCGGGAGCCTCGCGCCAGATAGGCGTACGGTCAGGGTGCTGGATGCGATCCAGGAGCTTCTGTATCTGCTCGTCCTTCACCGCTAGCTGAGCCTCGAATGTGCGCCTCTGCTCCCGCAGAAGCTCCATGAAGTGTCTACGCCGCACGAACCCTGCCCGCCAGGTCTGAGATCGTGACGAACTCGTAGCCCTTTTCTTGCAACCAGGGAATCGCGTGCTCGATGGCCTTGACGGTGAACTCACGTGAACCGCGCCTGTCGGCCGGGATACCATCGTGCAGTAGAACGATCCTTCCACCCTGCTGGTGGACTCCGGTGGTGATGCTCTGTGTGATCTTGCGGTAGTCTCGTTCGATCCAGTCATTGCAGATCACATCCGCACCGACGCTGAACATCCCTAGAGCAAGGCCCGCAGCGCGAGCGACCTTCGAGTCGTTCAGGAACGGAGCCCGGTAGAAGTACGGCGTCTGGCCGGTGATCTGAAAGATCGTGGTCGAGCAGTCCGCCAACTCCTGCAAGACCGCCGCGTTGTTGCAGCGATCCAGGGCCGGATGGTTGAAGGTGTGGTTCGCAACCTCGTGGCCCGCATCTACAACCGCCTGAGCTAGCTCCGGGTTGCTCCGCACCTTGTAGCCGAGCATGAAGAACGTCGCCTTCGCTCCGTTCTCCGCCAGCACATCCATGACGCTCTCTGTCCACAGGTCAGGGCCGTCGTCAAAGGTCAGGGCGACCCAATGGGGCGGCGCTCCCGACATCTCGAAGTCAGGCAGGTCGTCGCGTACTTCGGATTCAGGTGTCCCATCGAACACGACCAAGGGGCCTTTGCGGCTTCCTTCATCGGCCTCTTCCGGCCCGCTCCCGTACCGTTCTGAACCCACCCGGAGAACGCCACTCAAGACACACCCGCTGCTAGCGCGTCACGAAGAGCCTCGCGCAGATCGGGGAGGGTCACGAACTTATCTTCCTTCTCCTCTGCAAGCGCGATCTGAAGCTTGTTGATCTCATCGTTCGCGGCTGTCAAGCGCCTCGTCAGGGTCTCAGCCTGCTGCTTGCTGAGCATCCCGGTCTGGTTCCCCGCCGTGTTGAGGCACGTCGCGCACATATAGAGCCTCCCGTCCGCCACAGTGTCCACGAGCAAGTCCACGAACCCCTTGGGATCCTTGTGTGTCATGCACGTGATACAGCGTGTGGGTGAGAAGAAAGGAGACTCAACCCATTGAAATGCTGGCACTTATCCCTCCTACCATATGTCGTACGACGCTTCTTGTTCCACTTGCTTCTGAGCCGCCTTGTCTCTGTGGTGATCCTGGAGTCTCACGAAGTAGTCTCTCCTGATCTCCTCTGGCGTCTGCGGCTCTTCGGGCAGAAGATCCGCGCTCGGGCTAGTCCATGCCGTGATACCGTAGCGAAGAGCCGCGTGTGCGTGTCCGAAGTGCCGCTCCCACTTCTGATCCACTGCCTCGGCGCGCTCAGGGTCGTTATCCCCGCTCGCCAGAGGTGCTGTCGTGATCTGGTCTATCAGTTCGCGGCAACGGTTCTCCATGAAGTACAGGCGAGGTGCGCCGAAGTCGCCTGATCGTGGGTGCCACAGCGGAAACCGCCTCTTCGGATCGGGCTTGAGGGCCTGAGCCACAGCCACGTATCCGAGCCTTCTGCGGTTGTTGGCGGGCTGAATCAGCACGCCGTACTTCTCGTACAGGTCTTGCAGGGTCATCGGCTGACCGAAGTCGTTGCGCTGAACGAGCTTCTCGCGGATCGAACTAGGGTCGCCGTAGCAGGTGTTCCGTACGCGCCAGCCGGTCGTGTCCTTGCGCTCCCACCAGGACGTACGACGCTTCAGGATCTCCGAGGCGTTCTCGTCCGGCAGCGTGTTGGATTTGTAGTACAGATCCGACACGATGATGTTGCCGTCCGTGTCGATTCCGTACAGGATCCACGCGGTAGGAGACGAGGTGCCGTGATCCATCGACTCCAGACGCTCCCAATGCTCCGGGAGCGTAAACGAGGGAATGAGATGCACTCCTCGCTCGATGCCCTCGTACGCCAAGCCGATGCCGACATCCCAATCTCCGTCCTCGTATTGGCGGCGGAGCAGATCGGGAAGGTGCGCCAGCGAACGGCGGTACTCGGTCTTGAACTCCTCATCAGGGTGATCCTCCAGCTTCGCCGGGATGAACACCACGCCCTTCTCCGGGCGCTTGATGAAGTGTTCCTTGACCCATCCGTGACCGACGCCTCCAGGGTTCGAGGCAGAGCGCATCCTGAGCGGAACGCCAACATCGGTGCCTCTGAGACGTGAGAACAGATACGTGTACTGAGCTTCGCTGAACTGCGTTAGCTCATCGAAGGCGATGTACTGCGCTTCCGTCCCCTGGTAGCGATACACGTCGTCTTCCGACTCGCAGTACCCGAAGGTGATCGTGGCCTTCGACGGGAACGTGAAGGTGTAGGTCTTGTCGGCCCAATGAGCCTTGCCGTACAGCCACTCTCTAGCGCGACTCATGATGGCACCCGGCAGAGCCAGGTCGCCGTAGGTGCGCCTGAGGATCAGTGCGGCGTAGCCCGGAACGTCTACATACTGAAGAGCCCCGGCCAGGAGCGCATCCGACTTGCCAGGGCCTGCGGCACCCCCGAAGAAGGCTTCCATGTTCGGCAGCAGGAGATAGGCCGCCTGCTTGGCCGAGCAGGTGCTAAGATTCGGCCAGTATGTCCGTAGCGCGGGGAACGATCTCCCCAGGGCTTCCGCCACCGTTTCCGGCGATTTCGCCAAAGTTCACCCCCGCCTCGGCCAGCACCTTCGCCACATCGGACAAGGCAGCCGAGCGATCCTCCACCGTCAGGTTGAGGGTCTGATTCGTGATGTCGATTTGAGGCTTCTCACGGTAGGCAGGTCTCCGCCCCTTGAGGAGAACCTCCATGAGGCGATCAGAGTACGCCTTCTGCGTCCCGATCTGCCCGTCGATGCCTGGAGCCACTTTGCCCCACACAGGTTGCTCGAAGCCCTCTACGCCGCGCCTGTACGCCTCCTGCTCAATCACATCGGTGCCCGCCTCGTACGCTAGC